TCACACCCGTAGAGGGATTAAACATTGAGAAACTTAAAGGAACTATTCCTGATACGGTTATCGCACAGATAGCAGAAACCGCAAAGAAGTTTAATATCACAAACAATTTAAGATTGGCTCACTTTTTGGCACAATGTGCTCACGAATCAGGAGCGTTTAAGTTTGTTTCTGAAAACCTTAACTATTCTGCTGACGGATTAAAGAAAACATTCGGAAAATACTTCCCTGGAACACTTGCAGAATCATACGCAAAACAACCTGAAAAGATTGCATCCCGTGTTTATGGTGGAAGAATGGGAAATGGTGACGAATCTACCAAAGAAGGGTTCAAATTCAGAGGAAGAGGTTATATCCAATTGACTGGAAAATCAAATTATGTTAAATTCACTCAGTTCATTGGTGAAGATTGTGTTGCTAACCCTGATTTAGTCGCAAATAAGTATCCATTGGCGTCCGCAGCATTTTTCTTCAACAATAATAGTCTTTGGAGTATCTGTGATTTGGGTTCTTCTGATGAGGTTGTTACAAAAGTAACAAAAAGAGTAAATGGAGGTACAAATGGACTTGCAGACAGGATTACTAAGTTCAAAAAGTACTATTCTTTATTAAAATAGTTGACTCATACCCTTAAAACTACTATATTTTACATATAAAATCAAAAAAATATGTTATTAACAGTAATTTTAATCGTTTTTACAGTAGTTTTACTACTTTTGGGGGTTGGAGTGTTCATTTGGTGGAGGAAATTTGGTAAACAATTCTTTGAAATGTCCAAAAATCTAACTAAAATGAATCAAAATATGTTTAAAAACCCAAATGGAGGGGGTTTTTCTACCGATTTTGAACAACAAATGAAAACTATCCAAGAATTCTTCAAAAAAAGGTAAAAAAGGACTAAAAAACGTCATTTTGAGTGTTAATTTCTTCAATTTTCACTATTTTGACGTTTTTTCCCTTATTTTTCACTGTAATTTCGTGTTCATTAGGGTAAAGTATGTTATTTAAGAGCATTTCCTGTAAATCTACCTCATTTTTGGGTATTTTTGCGGTAATTAGGTAGTATTTTTCCCCACAACCAGTACAAAATGTGTGATTTTGGAGTAATTCTTGTCTATTTTCACTAAAATGTGTCCCAATTTCGTCTAAATTGATGTCTTTTTTGTCATTTACAACCAAAATTCGGTATCCTGTAAGTGTTTTTGGGAGGTTTTTTACCCTATTTAGGTGGTATTTTAGCTCATTTTTAACCTCTTTTTCGTCAAAATCCATCGTTTTTAACGCAGAAATGAGGGTTTTTTTGTCTATTATTTCACTTAAAATGGGTAATAATTTCATATAAATAAATACCTTATTTAGTCTTTTTCTTTGGGTATTTCATTTCTACCTCATATGGTCCTGAATTTGTCTTAGAAGAATCATATCTCCACACTACAATACAGTCATCGTAGGTAAAAGTCCTCTCGTATTTGATTGGTTCAGGTGTTTTTTTAGCGTTTTTCGAACTCATACTATATTTTTATATCATTAATTGACAAATATAGTAATAAAAATCTTAAAAAACAAACTATCTTTTTAAAGTATGATTATATTGATTATACCAATCGTAATAATCTTTTCTGTCTTTGACTATTGTTCTACCTATTAATACTAACATTAGGGTTGAAAACACTATACATCCTATCATAACAACAATATATAGTTAAAAACTAAATAAAAGGTATTATGATAATGTTAAGTTTAGGTTATAAAAAAACCCCACCTTGTGAGTGGGGCTGACATAAAAACTAATAAATTACTCTACAGGTGTTTCTTCATCCTGAGAACTGTGTTTTTTATTAACAAATTTATCCACAGAACCAATTGCAAAAGAACCCAATACCAAAATAAGGAATGAATTAAAGATAAATTCATTAATTACCAATGGCATCCCCATAAATCCTGTAACGATGTCTGCAGCAGCAAATAAACACATCATAACAAATGCGATAAACCCAACTACTGACTTCTCATTGATAGTATTACTATCACAGAATAATTTTCCAAAAAAGTTTCTCATAATTAATTGTTTTTTATTATGATAAATATTTACTTTTTTTGTGAAATACTTATAATGAACAATTTTAATGGAATAAAAAAAGGGACAGTAGCGAATTGTCCCTTTTGTTTGTTGCCTTCACGACAACGGTCCTAATTAAATTCTTATTGTCCTTTTACTAAATTAACACACTGTTTTAGGTACTCTTTTGCTCTCGGTGATGGAGTAAATTCATCTTCTTTTACCTGAAGATTCAAAACCTTTTCAATATCCTTAACCAATTCAGTCCCGTGTTCGTTTTCTTTATATAATTCAATTACTTTGTCCATTGCTTTATGACATTCTCCATTTGCTTCATCGTGGTAGTTTTTGTTTCTGAACCTATTTAAATTATTCATCATTTCATAAGACAAATGTTCTCCACCATCTTTAATATCTTTAAATAATCTGATATTATTAAGAATACCTAAAGTATCAACAAATCCGTTAACACCAGTGTTTCTTTTTGTGATGCCAGATGAATACCTACCATATTCTTCAGAATTACCTACAATTTCATCCAAAGGAATAACATTCTCAGGAATACATCTAGGTTTCACTTTCTTTTTTTCTGCTTGGCTCATACTCTCTTCTTCCTTAATTATTTTGTATAGAGCTCTTCTAATGTCATTTTCTCTAATCATTCTTTTCATAATGAAACTATTTTTTACAATAAATATCGTTTATACTTGTATTTATAAGAATAAATATGAATTAAAATGGATAAGATAAAAAAAATTGTAAAAACCATCATTAATGAAACGTTTATTCCTAATATGGTTTTAACTGAAAATGTAAAAATATCTAAAAATTTAGATTATCACTTGGATAAAAAAATACCTCTATCTGAGAGTGTTTTTAGACCTTATTCAGAAAGTTACTTTAATTTAGTTTGTGAAGTTAGAGAATTACACAAAAATGGATATATCCAGTTGAATAGGACAGATAAATGGTTAATTGAAACCGATTTAGGTAAAATGGTTAGGTTATCTTCAGGTGAATACGTTTCTTTAGATTGTCCTTACTTAATGAATAGGGATGAAATTATTTCAGAAGCCGAATATCAAGGAAAAAAAGTGAAAGTTGGGTATCCAATGAGAAATTCTGGTGGAGGTAAAAAATATAAAGTTTATGTTAAGAATCCATCCACAGGTAAAATCAAAAAAATTACATTTGGGGATGTTCACGGAGGTTTAACAGCAAAAGTGTCAAATCCTGAAGCAAGAAGAAGTTTTGCTGCAAGACATAAGTGTAAAGATAAAAAAGATAGAACTAAAGCAGGTTATTGGGCTTGTAGAATCAATCGTTACGGACATTTATGGGGTGGTAAAACATATGGAGGTTATTGGTGATATATAGATTAAAAAATGAGGATTAACGAAGAAAAATACACAGAAAAGTACTTTCAACGAATTGAAAAATTAATTGACAGGTTTTTATCCAAATACAAACCGTTAAAGAGTGAAAACTTTGTGGGATATACTGCAATTGTTGGAAAAGAAAAATATCACGATGGACTCTCGGTTAGAATAACAGCGATATTTAAAAAACCATTTACTCAAGATGATTCTGATAGTGCGTATGTGAATATAAGAAAAATGATTCCCATGTTAAAAACATCAATCCCTCAATTAGAAAATGCGGATATTAAAAGCGGAAGTTCCTCAACGATTGAGAGTCATGAACAGAATTTAAAATGGGAAATGAAGTGGTTGGGTAGGAACATTGAAGAGTCTGTTTTACCCTTTAATCAAACAATTAAAGATGGAATAAAGACAAGAGTTTTTGATAAAAATACAGATAATCACGAACTCAAATGGCACAGGGACGAAAGAGATAGAATTGTTGAGGTAGTGAAAGGTAATGGGTGGAAATTTCAAATGGATAATGAATTACCAAAAACGTTAAAAGAAGGTGATAAGTTTAAAATACCTTCTGAAAAATTTCACAGAGTAATTAAAGGTGATGGTGATTTAGTGATAAAAATTAAAGAGTTATGAAAAAATTTTTAGTTACTGAAGATGAGAAAAAAAGAATAAAAAAACTCTATGGATTAATCACAGAAGAGGAAACAAAATTCTGCACAACATTTAATGAGGAGTCCAAGAATCTTGTATATGATTATGATAAAATCATTGAATCTTTTTCTTCTGCAACAGATACCATAGAAACAATATTAACTAAAATAAATTCAGAAATTAACGCGAAGGCTCAAAAATATAGAGATGCCGGTATTACAGAAAGAACGTCTTGTCAAATGGGTTTAGTACAAATTAGACCTGGTTTTAAAGATAAAAATCTGATAGTTGTTGATACAAAAATACACACAATTATGATTTTTGATAAAGACGGAAATTTCATTGCAAAAGATGCTCTTCTTTCGGGGGCGGATCCTCAAGCAACAGGCGAAATGATATCCTACGTAGATATGACAACCTCTGAAAGAAGAACCTTTTTATCGAAATTACTGAATAAACCAGAAAACGAAATAACCAACGATTTTATTATCAAATATGAGGGTGGGAGATCTTTAAACCCAAAAATTTATAAAACAAAGGATTTCTTTAATTGGAGTGGGTTTGGGACAGGTAAAAATATGAGTTATCTATATGGTTTAGATGATAAAAAGTTTTCACAGGCATTACATTCAACGGTACCTAAACAAGAAAGACTTGATGCGTTAAATAAAGCAAGTCAGATTTTGGGTTCTTTTTCATCAAGTACCGTTGGCGATGAATATTTTACAGATACAAATAATATTGATTTAACTCAATCGGCAGGATGTTTAAACTTGAATCCTGATTTTATTAAAAAATATTTAACTGATTTAGAAAACGCTTACGTATTCAACATATCAGAAACAGAAGAAAATTACTATGTGCAAAATGTTAGACCTTTGTTAACCGATCCAAATACCTGTCACTCCCCACAAAGTTTGGGAGGAATGACAGCTGATAATTTAGGTTAATATTATTTCTTCAAAGCGTAATTAACAAACATCAAACATTCCAGTGTAGATGGATTTCCACCGGCATATGATATGGCACTTTGTAGTGATTCTTCAATACCTTTAAGTTTAACAAAAACCGATTCTTTTTTATACGGAATCAAAAGTTTTGTTCCTTCTATTCTATTTTGTTTTCCTGTTTGTTCAGAAGAAGCCGAACCCCAAAATGTTTTATGCCAAACGCCATCTTTTTGTGTTAATTTTCCTGGTGATTCTTCATATCCTGCTAACATACCACCAACCATAACCATAGTGGCACCAAGAACGATACTTTTTACAATGTCACAATTCTGTTTAATAGAACCATCGGCAATGAGTGGTTTCTTAGAGATATTACTACAACTTTTAATCATACTTGCTTGCCACCCACGATTACCAAAACCTGTTGAGTGATATGTTGTACAAGCAGAACCACCACCAATACCGACTTTGATTGCATCACATCCCCATTCATCTAAATCAATTACCGCCTCAGGAGTACAAACGTTTCCACCAATAATGAATGTGTTGGGTAGTTTTTCTCTTACAAACTCAACCATACGTTTCATCTTAACGGAATGTCCGTGTGCAATGTCAATGGTTATAAATTCGGGTATCAAATCAAAGTGTTGTATTTCTCTGATTAAATCGTATGAGTTTTCATTCACACCAATTGAAATGGACGATACCAAATTAAGTGATTTCATTTTTCTTATAAAAGAAATATTATCAGTCCCAAACCTATGAAGAATATAAAAGTAACCGTTCTCCGCTAATTTAATTGCTAAATCTTCGTCAATAATACTTTCCATATTGGCTGGTATAACTGGTGATTTGAATCTATAACCACCAAACTTTACGGATGTGTTACAATCACTCCTTGAATCAACATAACTGTATTCAGGGATTAGGGTAATGTCATCAAAATCAAATCTCTTCTTCATTTTTTTCTTCTATTAGTTTATTTACTCTTTTTTTACCTTTTTCACCAATTGGAATTGGATTACCGTATTCACTTATTTGGACAAATCTAATTGTCGTTTTAAGAACAACAACTTGATTTCCTGTATAGACATCGTGTGCTCTTGCTTCCATATATAGAGTTACAGATGTTGTCCCTATTTTGGATGGGTATCCATAAATTTTGAGAAGTTGTCCCTCTTTTGCTGGTTTCTCAAAGTTACATTTATCAATAGAAACTGTAACCATACGAGGCGAATCACACAATTGCATTGAATATCCTGCGGCAGCGGCATCAATCCACGCCAAAAGTTTGCCCCCAAAGAGATTACCGTGAAACCCTAAGTCTGATTTTTTTATTGGGTGTGTATTTAGTAGTTCCATATTATTTAACTCTTCTTATATTTATCATTATGAGTATGAGACAAACTATAAGAAAAATTATCAATGAAGACAACAAGATGAGAGAACCAATCAGAAAAATTGTCAGAGATATTATCACAGTCTTTAAGTTTGAGGATGAGGGTGAGTTTTTTTTACCTGAATATTTTGACGATAGAGATTCTATGATTTATGACTTTTTAGGATTAAATCCTTTTTCTGTAGAATTAATCATTGATTATGGTAATTATGGTGTTAATGCTTATTATTCCAGAGATGATGAAACAATAGTTGTAAAAATTCAATACGATGAGGGTGATAAAAATTCAATTCTATATAAGTTAATTGGTGATTTGAATGAAACAGTGGCACACGAATTGAGACATATAAAACAAAATAAAACAGGAATGTTTGATTTAGATGTTAAAGAGCCTGACACTCCTCTTGAATATTATACCCAAGAACACGAAATAGATTCACAGTATTTTGGTTTTAAAAGGTTATCCAAATTACTTAGAAAACCATTAGAGGAAATTGTTAAAAATTGGTTTGAAACAAATCGTGAAATACATCGTTTGAATGATGATGAAATAGAAATTGTTATAGATAAAATATTAACACATAAATAAATGAATTACGAAAACATACAAAAAAAATTTCCAGACATTGCAAGAAATTTACAAAAGATTAAGTATCTAATATACTCAATGGGAGGTTTTGATACGGATGTTAAAATAGATTTTGACGTAGATATAAATAACGTAAATGGTGAAGTATACACTTTATCAATTTATGTTGGTGAAAGTTTTGAATTTGATGGGTTAATAAGTGATTTATCTCAGATATTGAAAGAAACTGATGAAAAAATGTGGAAAGTATTTAAAAGAATTAAATTAGATGAAAAATTAAATATAAATAGAACTTACGAGAATACCTTTTTAGGGGGTATGATAGGAGAAATAATTTTTAAAGGGTATGATGGAGTTCTTACTTATGAAACTCACTATATAATTGAGATTTAATTTCTAAATCTATCAATAATTTTTTTAATTAATTGTTTAATAATAACACTAGACCCCAAAACAATTCCATACCCTAAAATTCTTTTAATTATTTCATTCATAACAACAGAATCATAACCCATTTGACTCATTTGATATAGTTGTGGTAAAATTGGTATTAAAAAAGTATATGCCAACATATTAGACATTTTGAAAAACGTAAGATTCAAACTTTCAATAAAAGACAAAAACGTATTTTTTAATTTTGTTGTTGCATTTAATAATTCGTCAAAAACTTTTATTAACCCTCTTTCTTTTATCTCCGTCAAAATTTTGGACAATGATTTTTTGTTGGAGGAGTAAAAAGTTACCATTGCACCAGTGACTATTAAAGATATGTCCACACTAGTTAATTCAGGATATTTACCCTCAATAAATTGTGTTACAGGCATCATTAAACCACCCAAAGTTGCTCCCCAACTCAAAAGAAATCCAAAATCCATACCTGTAATTTGTTTACATTCTGATAAAATATTTTTTGTAAATTTTTCCATAGATTTATATCCTCTGATAATACCGTCTGTAATACCTTCGGTAAGGAGTAAATTTTTTTGATTTTCTGTGATAATTATTTTCATATTACAATTATAAATATAACGTATATTTATTTAAGTATGGCAAGATATAATATGAACCCAAATTTATCCAAAGGTGACAGAGTAATTTGTATATCTATGGATGATGCATATTCCGCGGTTCCAACAGGTATGGCTGGAGTAGTTACTCACGAGAGTGAAGTTTTCGGAACCAAACAATATAATGTGAATTGGGACAACGGAAGTAGGTTAGCATTAATAGATGGTGCTGACAAATGGATTAAAGAAGAGGATATGTTAAACCGTAGACGAAAAAAAACGGAAGAATCCTATTACATTACTAAAAAAAATTTTCTAAATGAAGACTTTTATCAAAGCAACACTGAATTGTTCAGAAACTTCAATGTTAAAATGTTACAATCTTATTTGAAAAAATTAAGGGAATCTGGTGTTACAAATATGATGGCTTCTTCACCTTACTTATGGTTGGGTAGAGAAAGAATTGAACACAAACATCATTATGACGAATTTGACGAAGAAAGGGAAGAAGCTTTTCAAGAGGTTTTGGATATGGCAGATGAAGTTAAAAATGAAATGATTAGGGGATCGATAAAAATACTTGAAAAACAAAACAAAGAGGTGACACCAAGAAGTGTTTCAAGACAAGTTGAGCAATATGCTGGAAAAATGGTAATGGCATATACAAAACTTATAGGGGGAAGATTATAACAAATAACGATATTTATAATAAACAAAAATTATGGCACAATATTTTTTCGGAATAACAAGAGAAGAAAAGGATAACATTCTCAACCAACATAAAACCATTTATGATGGGTATGTAACTCGTTATGGGCAAAATAACGAACAACCACTTTACATACAAGATTTTGCAAATGATAAAGAAGGTATCACCGTTTCTAATAATGGAACGGTAAAAAAATACACAAATATGAACATTAATGAATCATTTGATGGTAGAGATATGATTGGGGATGGTGATTTTGATTTGAAAAATGGTACTGTTGATATGGATTCATTTATGGATTATCATTTTGATGATGGTGGTGATGAAATTGAGTATGTTTCTTTAGGAAAAGAGGAAGGTTGTGATGACGATATAGATATTGAAATCGAAATCGGTGAAGGGTGGGATAGCCCCTTAATGAAAAAATATTATGATGATTATACTCCTGAAAAATTTAGAAAATTACCAAAGGTTTTTGGACACGGGATGTCTGATTATGAAGGGACAGAATTAGTTGGGGATGAAGAAGATGAATTTGATAGTTATTCTGATTATTACAATGACGATTTTAATTACGACAAAGATTATGATGAGGAAGATGACTTTGAACCTTTAACTGAAAGACATTTTGATTATGAGGTTGACGAAGACATTTTACCCGATTTAACAGAAAAACTAAATGAGTCTTTAGATATGTTCAAAAGATTCAGAAAATACAATTAATTTTATTTTTTTTTAAAAAGATGGAAATAAGTGAAATAATATCATATTATATTCACGAAAATACGAGAAGTTTAGAAGTTTCTTTCAAATTAAGTACAGATAGTGAAGATGAAGTAAGAAACGATATTATCAGTTTAGATGAGGCTGAGGATTTTGGTTACAAACTTATTCAAGAAGACTTGGATTTGTTTAACGATGAGGATGGGGAAGAATATGATATATTCGATGATTTTGAAACTATTGATGAGGAAATACTACTTATGTATTTAAACGAATATTATATTGTAAACCCAAGTAGGTTACCAAAGTCAGAATTATTCTAAGAGCCAATCCTTACGGACCGACTCTTGTCATAACCAATGTTACCGAAACATCCGAACCTGCATTTCCATTTGCCCAAGTTCCCGTTGTTCGAAGAACCAATCCTTCGGTACCATCATCAACAATTTTGAATGTTCTTGTTGAACCATCAATATTAACTTGGATATACCCTAAGTCAAACTGAGTATTTTGTCCATAAACATAATAAAAATACTCCTTTGTCCAATTTACAGAACCGTCAGGACTATTGATTGGTTTAAACCTCATCATTGAATAATCCATATGAATTCTTGTAAAACCAACTTCAATAGAGTCCATTGGGAATTTTTCATTTGGGTTAACATATAAGTCACCAGGATAATAAACCATATTATTACTTGAGGAAGTATTGTCAATTTCTTCATAAGTTACTTTATCGATACGATATTCACCACTTAAACTTAAAAGTTTGGGTTGTTCATACTTAATACAAGAAGTCAACAAAAAAAATGACAAAACAAAATAGAGAATACTTTTCATAGTTAAAACGTTTATTATTATATAATCACAAAGTTACGATAATTATTGATATATACAAATATTTATTAATTAAAATGGAAACAAATTTCGAAGAATTAATATATCTGATGAAAAAGTTCACGACAAACAATCAGAATGATGGTGAATTAGGTGAACAAGAAGAAGGTGGTGGTGCCCCTGCAGGTGGAGGTGAAGGTTATCCTGCGGTTACAAAATGGGAAACTGGACTAACAAGAAGTGTCGCAAATACAATTGATGACAAAGTTACTTGGAAATCACTTAATAAAATAGTAAGAGGAAAGGCGAATACTTTATTATGAAAAATGTGGATGAAATAGTAAAAAAAATTCTAAAAACAATCAAAGAAGAAAAAACCCCAAAAATACAGGGAAGACGTATTCTAACTGAACAGAATTTAGAAAACACAGTATTCAAGTATAGTTCATTATTCCCATCTGGCGATTTTTTAAATTATGCGGATAAATTTTTTGCAAAACAAACAGAAACTACCGTCCCAAACCCGTATTTGAACAAACTTGTAAGTTGTGCTGATGGAAAAACACTTGCGTTACCCGCAAGTATAGTTGGGGGTGAATTTGGAAAGGATCGTTACTCCTATACTAAAAAAACGTTATCGACAACAGAATATTTTGAATGGCATAATTATGCTAGAAAAAAAAATGATACAAATGATATTACCGCGTGTGAGTATTACGCAGAAATCCAAAGACAAAAAAAATTGTGGAATGGAGAAAAAATTGATAACATTGATAATTTTTATTTAGCTGAATTTGCAAAGTGTTTTTCAGAATGTGTAAATACGTGGAATAATTTAACAGAAGGTTGTCAAGTTAAATTTTCTTTAGAAAGTAAATTTGTTAGATCCGCTTTAAATATTAATGTTGACGAGGAAAGTCAACCATTTCCTGTTTACCTATATAGAACTGATTGGTTTTTATCCTCAGAAGGTTATAGGGCGTATCAAGCATTTGAGAATGTAAATAAATTTTTGGATACTGCTTATGATGACACTGAAGAACTTGCGGAGGCAAAAAAACAAAATGTATTTCCATTAGTAAAAAGCCCAGCAGAAATCCAACGAACTGGGTATCATTATTCAATTGAGAATAAGGGTTCTTTTTATCTTTTAGACATAGATGAAATAAACCCTCTATCATCTGATTTGTATAATCAAAAAGCGGGTGAAACTGATGTGTTAATGACAAGAAATTATAATAAAGATTTTGATACAATGTCTGGTATGCCTTGGAAAGATTCTGAGGTAAATAGTTTCACTGAGAATGTATCTATCACAAATGATGGTCAATATATAGGTAAACAAAGTTCTGATTTAAAAGATAACCAACCTTGGTGTGTTAAAAATAATGAAACAAGGGTTAATTTGAGAAAAACGCCTGGCGTGAATATGGATACCGGATTATTAGATATTGCTTCATTAGGAGAAGGCTGGGATAATTATATAGGATGGACTTCTGATAGATTGATAGGAGTTCCAACTGGAAGTGTGGAGTTATTGTATATGCCAATTTTTAGTTATTACACTGCATCTGAAACTATGACGGCGGTTATTAGTCCTATTGAAACAGAAAACGTTAAGAAGTTTATAACCGATGCTTATCAATTGTTAAAAAACAAAAAACAAAAATTTATATTTAAGTATACCGATGGTATTCTTAGCGGTTATAAGGCGATGTTTAAAGGTTCCGAACCACCTTTGTACGGCAGCATCTTTAAATATAACAAAGACGT